CCTTGTATCTATCTATTATATTTTTTTCCCTATTAAAGTTATAGTATATCATTCCTGAATAATTTACAAAGGTTGCTTCATATTCTTGCTGAAATGTTCTTAAATCTAAATCTTGCTTTGCTTGTTCTATTTCATCTTCACTTACTTGCTGACCTTCTAATGTAGTATATTTAAAACTCTCCCAGTCTTTGTTTGTTTCTCCCATCTTAAATAACTCATAAGACCAGTTACCAAACCCTCTAGGACTACCACAGAAGAAAGCAGAGCCTTCAGTATCAGATAATGTTGGTCTTAATACTTCATACCAAACTGTTTTGTTTATATCTGAGAACTCATCACATACTAAGAAATCTAAACCAACTCCTCTTAAAGAGTTTTCATTATCGCTTCCTCTTAATGTTATCTGTGTGTTGTTTCTTAGTGTAATAGTTAGATCGCTATGGTTGATTGATTTTACCCACTTATGTTCTATCATCTTTTCTTTTAATACACTCCAGCATATTGCTTTAGCTTGTCTATAACTGGGTGCTACATACCATACTCTTTTATTAGGTTGACTTGAGAACTTTGCTATCTCGTTTATTGCTAAATATGTTTTACCAAACCTTCTTCCAGTTATTAAAACTCTAAACCTTGCATCAGAACTAATTACTTTTTTCTGTGGTTCAGTTAATGGCATTATACCTCATTACCCCAACAATCCCAGCCTTCTACTTTCTGTCTAGCAAATAATTCTATTCTTGGTAAATCTCCACATAGCTTGACTATTCTATCTCTTACTTCTGCTGGTTTTTTACTATGTTGCTCTAATCTACTTACTATCAATTGTCTTACTGATTTAGATATTCTTTTTGGTTTTCCTTTAGTTGCTAGTAAACATTGTTCAGGGTTGCATCTAGTATAATAACCCATTCCAGTAAAATAACCATCTGATTTTTTGTTTTGTTTTACCCAAGTAAAAGCCACTGTTTTATATTTAAAACCCCATCTTTTAATAGTTTCTAAAGCTTCAGGAAGCATTGAGTCAATAGACCATATAAATAAAATACAATTTTTATCAGAAATCTTATTAATAGGTAAATTATAAATATCATTAATATTAAGACAATTATAATGCTGTAAAGCAGATCTTTTAGTGCCTTTGTCAGAATATGTTTTAAAATGCCAAGGTGGGTCTGCATATATAATATTATACTCCTTATCTGGTAAAGGTATCATCAATCATTATTCCAAACTAACGGCTCTTCTACTTGGTTCTCTTCTATCCTATCTTGCTGACCTAACATATTCTTACCTAAAAATATTTGCATAGTTACATTGCCATTTTCTGCTGACTTCCATTGTAGTTGCCTAAGTCTTATTTTTTGCTCTGCCCTTCCTTTTGTCAGAAATTCCGAATAACTCTTTTCTAATAGATCAGGACTACAACCAAAGAAATCACCCATTTCAACATTAGTACACCCTAAAGATGCAAGTTTTTTTACTTGGTTTGTATCAATATTATATTTTTTAGGTCTAGCCATTAAGTAGTTTTGCTTTCTTACCAGTAAAGTTTTCCCATCTTTTAATTATTACATCACAATATTTAGGGTCTAGTTCCATACCATAACATATTTTATTATATTTTTCACAAGCTATTAATGTTGTACCAGCACCTAAATAACAATCAAATACATTTGTTAATTTTTCAAAACCAAAATAATCAAAAAACCATTGTACTAATGCTACAGGTTTTTGTGTTGGGTGATGTCTTTTTTTGTCAAATTCTTTTTCTGTTCCAAATAGTCCAGCCCACTTAACTCTAGCTAACATTCTTTTATGTTTTTTTTTACTCCAGCATAATTCAAAAGTTGAACCATACATTTTATCAGTTTTTTCATCTAATCTTTTATCCCATACGACCCAAGAACCATCATTTTTATTAATTAAATATTCAGAATAATAATCAGCACCCCATAAAAAAATTTCTTTGCAATAATTAAAATTATCAAAAATTATTTTAATAAATTCTGGTTTAAAATCTTCATTATCTCCTATTACTTTGTCATATTTTTTTCCAACAAATACACCTTTTTCTTTCATAAAAGATAAAGATGCTTTTTGACTAGAATAATCTGTATTAAGAAACATTCCAAAAGGTGGGTCAGTAAATACTAAATCTATTTTATTATTGTTTATTAATTTATCTATATTGCTTTGAATTGTACTATCTCCACACAAAAGCCTATGATTACCTAGTTGCCATATATCCCCTAATTTAGTAATAGGCTCTTTAGGTGGTTCTGGAACTTCATCTTCATCTGCTAAATATTCTTCATCATTTTTTAAAAACTTATCTATTTCACCTGAATCAAAACCTAATAAATCAATATCATAGTTTTCTTCTAATAAACTTTTTACTTCTATATCTAATAAATCAAAATCCCAGTTACTGTCTTCATTTAATCTGTTATCAGCTATCCTATATGCTTTTGCTTTTGCTTCTGATAAATCTGCAATATGAATTGGCACTTGTTTTAGACCTAACTTTTTAGCACCTAATAACCTAGTATGACCTACTATGAGAACCATATTTTTATCTACAACTATTGGTTGCTGAAACCCATATTCACTGATTGAACTGGCTACTTTATCTACTGCTTGATCTTTTCTTGGATTGTTGTGATACGGAATTAATTTGTCTATATCTATTGTTTCTACTTTCATGCCTAATTTTCCCATTTAGTTTGGTAATATAAACCTAGCACAATATAATTATTATTCAACTATTTCACTCTCTGTTTCTTTATCTATAATAAAGTCTATATATTGTTTAGCTTTCTTTAGGTCGTCTATTCCACCTTTCCATCTCCAACGTGTAATATATTTAATTACATTCCCTTCACAATAAGATAGGTTATTCTTTGTAATATAGTCTATTGGTTCTATACCACCTTTATTGTAATGATCTGGTTTTTTTATGTTATCCATCATTTACCCTAAATATATCTTGATAAATAAGATTAATTATTTTCTCGTATTCTTTTTGCTCATATTTATCTATATCAATTTCTGATACTAGCTTTTTAAATAATTCTATTTTTTTTACATTTTCCATATTGTTGTATCCTCTATAGTTTTCATTAAACAGTTTGAGCAAACGTATTTATTTGCATTATCTACTTTAATTATTGGGTTGCCACCACATCTACTACAAAACATATATTTACCTGTTGAAAATTTAGTTATTTTCTTTTTAGTTTTATTATTTTTTTTTTGTTTTTTAGACATACTGTAAAATGTTAAATCTTCTTTATTTCTATCATTTTTAAATCTATCTGCCATTTGTAGCTCCTTTTCTTCTAATATATAATAATTCAAGGCATTTAAATCGCCATAGAGTAGGGGTAAAGCATAATTGCCTATGTTTGTACCCCTTTATCATTTAAAGCCTATTACCCATGTTTAAATACTTAATTGCTTCATCTCTAGTAAACTCACCTTCTTTGATTGCTCTTTGAACATCTGGAAAGTGTTGATTAGCAAAACTTGTAACGAATGAACTTTGTTCTTTATCTTCTATAGCTTGTTTTAAAACCTTTAGCCTTAGAGGATATACTTCAGTAGTATTGCTTTGCTTAGCCACCTCATCTTCGTACTTTTTGGCTGATAACCAAAAGGCTGGTTGCTTGGCATAACGCTTGTCTTCCACCGTATTGTAATAATTATTATACATTTCTGCTAATTTTACTGGTTTATCTATCCATTCTTGATCTAAAAGCCTAAAATTCTTTTCTGCTATACCCTTACTTACTTTATTAGATATTAAATTCCAAAATAAAGGGAAATTATCCTTTTTCTTGGTTTTAGGTTTAATGGTAGGGGTAGTGGTAGGGGTAGGGGGGTTATGGCTAGGTTTTTTTGGTCTACCACCAAGCCTTCCATTTACCTTAGATGCTTCTATTCTTTTAGTAATAAACAAGTATTCTTGCAGTTGTCTTTCATTTTGGTAATGATCTTGAACCTCTACAAAAAATTGTTTTAATACTGTTTCACAAGCTTTTTTTTCTTCTTCTGTAATACAGTTTGCTATTCTGTAATATATGTTGTTATTTTTTGGTATACCCTTACATTTTTTGTTCCAATTCCAACATAATAATCGTATGTAAACACCAACCTCAATCGCAGAATTACTCATTGTTCCTGCAATAAAATCGTCAGTAAATAAATACCATGCTTTTAGTTTTTCTTGGGGTTTGCTACTTTTATCTATAAACATTCTTTTCTCCTCGTTATTGTATTAATAAAACCTAAAATTTATATTTGGTAAAGGGGTAATTAATACCCCCAAACCTCAACTCTAGCTTTGTGTACTGCTTCCTCTCTCCATATCCAGTCGTCAGGGTTAGGAATCAGCAAGTTTTTAACATCATCTAATGTATCTACCTTTTGCAAAAACGAACCCATTACCTTGACAATATGATTACAAATTTTCATGGGTTTGCTATAATCATCTACACTAAACTCATAAAATTCAGTACCAGATTTTTTGCATACTAAATACCATAGTTTTTGATTAGCATTAGTTCCTTTATTGTAGATGGCTTGTTGCATAGCATGAGCATAAGATATGCCCTGGGGCTTTCTTAAAGTAGTTTTTAAATCGATATAAAATTCTTCTTTTGTGGTTTTATCCTCAAATTGAAAATCGGTATATCCTACTAAGGGTATTCCTTCTATATCCATTTCTACTTTGTTTTGATAACCTATTAAATCCCATTTAAAAGCATAATTAGTTAGCCTTTGTACTCCTTCATTAAATAATGGAATTAGATTTTCTCTTTCACTTGCAACCTTATCACCAGTTAAACCAGTACAACCTTCATCATACTCATCAAGCATTTTTTCTATTGCTTCTGTCTGATCAGTTCCGTTTAGCCAAAGGTTTAAAGCAGATTCTACAACTGTTCCTCTTTGCATAGCTGGGTTAGAATCAAATTGATAACCAAATATTCTCCTTAAAGCCCACCTCTCTCTGTTAAATGCAAACTCAGTTAGTTGGCTAAATGATAATGGTAACAAGTTTTTCTTATTATCATTGTCAAACTTTTTAAAATGCTCTATCATATTAGCCCCACAAATTGTATAGCTATGCCAAATATAATAACTCCTATAAAGAATTTTATATAATCATTCATTGCTATCTCCTTCTAAAGAATACTCAGCAAACGTTTTGCCTTTTTTAGTAATATTCTTTGTGGTTATATTATGCCCTTCTTTTCTTAGATTATAAATTCTTGCACTTAAACGAAAGCAATCGAATCTATGTAAGGCTTCTAGTGGTGTAATAGATTTCCCCTCTTTTAGGTAATCTAGTATTCTTTGGTTTTGTGTTTCACTCATAACATACTCCTTTCTATTAAATGTTAATTTTAGCGAGTTCCCTCTCGTTTACAATTTTTGTCCTTAAATCTTCACGAAAGGTCTTAAAGGTTTCGTATCTAATTTTAGATCGATTCCTCTGCTTAAGAACGTCAGCATATCTAATGTTGAAATCCTTAATTCTTGTATCAGAGAAAATATGGGCATTTAACTCTGATGTATTCTTATACTTAATGTTTTGAGAATAGTGAAGTGTTAATTCTGATATGATTAACTTTTCTTCTTTTTTCATTAAGTCTAAAGCTGTGTCATTATCACTATATTCTAAACCCAGTTTTTCTTGCTGGTGTGATAATACGTTAGGGTCGAATTGTATAGCATATATATCTGTCATTATTTTATCCTCAATATTTTATGTACAAACCATTTAATTGCTCTTTTAATTCTATCTATGAAGTAGACGTTAATTATATGCTTCATAATCCTTACAAATATTAGTATTGGTGATGTCAGAACATCTGCAAGCAATATAAAAGCATCTACTAATAGATCAATAATATTGTCAGTGGTACATAACCTTTTCCACTTTTGTTTTATTCTAGTTCTAAAAGACATACTACTTAGTAACTCCAAATGTTTTCTCGTAGCACTGCTTACAGTAGTATTTAAATTTCTCATAAAACATAGCCTGAACTGGAGATGAATTAGTAGAACAGAAGGAACATTTTTTAAGCATAATTAATTTCTTCCAGTGTTGAGATGTTCCGTCTTTTTGAATTGGTTTTTTTCTAGCCATTTTTCTGCTTTAACTCTTTTGTATAAAAATTATTTTCTTCTACTGTTCTTACAATAAAACCTTTATATAATAAACTCCATATTCTTCCTTCTACTTCATTTTTAGTTGGTCTTCTATCAAATTCCATCTGATAATTAATTACATATTTATTTTTCTTTTCACTCATAAACTGACTCTTTAATAAAAATTTTTTGTTTTAATATTTCTTTGAATTCTTCATTAACTGCTTTGTTTTTATGTGCAAGGGTATGGCATGATCTACATAAAGCAATTAAGTTATCAATTTTATTTAATCTGTTGTTTTTTACACCACCCATGCCCTTAGATATCAAATGGTGTATATCAACTGCTACTGCTTGATTACAGCCCCAGCAGATGGGAATATCGCTTTCACAATACCCCCAGTATCTACCGAACAATTTTTTGTAATCCTTCATTAACCTAAATGTTTGTTGAAAGATTTAACTGCTTCTTCAGTAAGTATATCAATTTTAGCCTCAGTGAATGAGCCACCACCCATTGCTCTGCCAACTACACCAGTAACAAAGATTAACTTATCTTTATTAGTATCAGGTTTTCTTGATGGTGCTTGTTGAGGACTACTTGCTGGAACTTGTTGCCCATCTTCTGTCAGTACCACTAACTTTTCTATATTAGTATATGGGTTTCCACTTGCAGAAGTTTTTTTGCTTACAACATCATATCCTATTCTATCTCCAGATGAAGGCATAGGATTTAAAGTTTCTCTGCAATATAACCTAGTGCCATTAACTAAATCTATAGTAAAATTACTAATAAAAACCCCCTTATCATTTGTTTTACTTTCATCTTTTATGTTACTTATTATTCCTTCTTCTTTCATAATTATCTCCTTTTATTATTATTTGTTAAGTACCGAATAACCACGCCCAGTTAAACAGTTGTTAATGAAATCTTTTCTAGTGTCTAACTTAGGTGTAAGCCATAAAGTCTTAATCCTAACTATATTATTATACACTATCTTTCCAGTATCAACTATGACATTTGTTTGATCTTTAACTAAAGCCACACAAGTATAATAGTCATCATGAAAACGGTTGTGATCGCCTTCTATACTGGCTGACGATTTACCTCTACTGTCTACTATTGGTTTAGTGCTACAACCTGACAAACAGATTAATAGTAGACCTAGAAAGCAAATTAGTAATATTTTGAAACGCA